CACCGATCATGTGGATCAAACCAAAGCCGTAAAAACCAAGCCCCGGTGTGAACTTGTAATGTACAAAGTACTGCCGCTTACGTTTTAAGATATCAGACTCGTCGTAGTTACGACGAATAGATAAAACCTGACCAGAAGAATGATCCAGTGTCACAATATAAGGCAAGCGTATGTCCGTAGGTTCGCCTGTCCTAGGATCAATGTCCTCGAACCCTTCAATATCCAGCGCAGCATGAACCTCTAAGATCGTCAGCACATCGTCGCTGTAGTTTTTGGACAAGCCCTCTAGTTCATTTACCTTCTGACGAACAGGATCCTCTTCCGTATCATCCGAAGAACTCAGATCCACGTCACGATACATACCCGCATATTGCATCTTAGCAACGTCGTTTACGTCCATGCGTAAAACGTGGGTTACGCGAGATGCTGTCGCCAAGTCTGACGCCGAGTAAGGTACAACCAAATCCTGCGCCGGAATAAATTTAGACACCGCGCGTTGTTTGGTAGGATCGAAGTATACTTTCTTAAAAGTAGAACCCGACAGTGGTAAATAATACAGCATCTGATCCATGTCCGGATCGTATTCTTCCATCACCTCAGTAATCTGATAATTCATGAAGTCTTTAACACGGGCAGCTTGAGCTTCTCTAGCAGCGTCCTTCAACCCAATAACGCTCGTGCGAACGGGTCCGCCAGACGGAAGCAACTCTTTATAAGCTTGGGCCTGGAACTGAGTAACACTTTCCGCGACCAACGGGTGAGTAATCCCCGACGCCCCTTCAAACGGAGTAGACCGCTCTTCGGTCTTGACGCCCAATAAATCCAAACCGTTTACATACGAAGTTTCCCACTCTGACCGCGATTCTAAGTCATCATCGTACATGCCGCGAAGATCATTCGACAACTCCCCCAAGGTGGCGTCGTCCAAATACTCAGCCAAGTTGGCGTCAAACGGTATGAGTTGGTCCTGTGGAATATCCGCAGCCATATCTATTGCCTGAACAATCGCTCCGCCTTGACCATCGTCAAGAACTTCCGCTCCGCCCATAAACATTTCTGTGGAAGGGACCTCTATCTCTAATTCAGGAAGACCCTCTGTGTCGTCGAGGTCGAGCCCCGGTGCAACCATGTTAGGTGGTATCGCCATCAATAATACTCCCTTTTACGGGGCCTCCATTCCATTTCATCTTCCTCTTCGCCCACCAGAGAAACAAAGCCTCCCTGTCTAAAGCGCATGAGTGCTAAAGTCATACTATCACAGAAGTCATCGTTTTCGCCATTAGGAAATGAAACTACTTCTTCAATAACCTCATCCGAAAACTTTTCTTCCATCGGAGCCCACACCATTCCCGCCTCAAACAACGGAGCAACCATGTGCATACGACTTACCTTATCAGTTCCTTTGCCCGGTGAGAAGCCTAACGCTGGAATACCACGAAGCCGCAACTCGTCAATGAGTGGTGTACCCGTCGCTTTCGCTTCGACCAACACCATATCCGGCTCCCAATATTCGTGCTCCTCATAGGCTATCTCCTTTAGTTCAGGGAAGTTCCATCGCCCTCGTCGGGCATCCAGTAATACGATATTGTCCGCGCCACCTTCTTCAGGTTTGAATATACCCCACGTCGTAATCGCAGAATAATCAGCGCTTTGTTTCTTAGAGAAGGCCGTGTCATACGCTTGCACAATATAACTCAACGGAGGGATTTTTTCTTTCTCCCAATCCTGCCACCATTCCCGTTTGATGATTGCAGACTCCGATGACGTAGGTTGCTGCTGCCACTGTGCATTCCACTTGCCAACAGGAAGGTCAGCCTTAATCGACAGAAGAGCCGCTTTATCCCAAAATTCAGGCCATAATGGCTCATCTGAGGGCATAATCGCAGGAAATTCCACAACTTCCCACTGATCCGACAGCACATCATTTCCTTGCGCAGCTATCAATCTGCCCGTCAAATCCTTCTTTCCCCAACGAGTCATGACAACAATGATGGATCCGCCAGGTTGAAGACGTTGCCGAGGACCAGAAGTGTACCACTCATACGCGTTGTCGAACGCGCTCTCGCTTAACGCGTCTTGTTCCGAATGAGGGTCGTCAATGATGAGCAAGTCCGCACCACGACCAGTAATGGCAGCGCCGACACCCGCCGCAAAGTACTCCGCACCCTTGTCAGTGCCCCATTTACCCGCTCCCTTATTGTCTTCCTTGAGGTTGGTCTCTGGAAAAACTTCCTTATACGCTGGATCATCGATCAAATCCCTCACTTTTCTACCAAAACGAACAGCAAGCTCCGTGTTGTGCGTAGCTTGAATGATCTTTAATTTAGGATTTCTACCTAGAAACCAAGCAGGCATCAAGTAACTTGCAAACTCAGATTTAGAATGCCTCGGCGGCATGTTAATAATCAGCCGCTTGAGTTTACCTTGTGCAACCTGCTCAAGTTTTTCAGCAATAATGCGATGGTGACGGCCCTCAATGAAGTTTTCATAGACATGGTGAGCGAACGGCATGAACTTTTCCGACGCTTCCTCACGTAAATCAAGAGTCTTCTTGGCCTCAGTAAGGGCCAAGATTTCTTTTAATGCTTCCTCTGGTAAAGCCTGAAGATTCATCTAAGCAATTAAGTTATCGTGTTGGGATACGGAAACATAGGATTGAAGGCAAACTGTTGTGTTGGCTGTGCCGACATTTGTTGCATCAACGGATTCATTATTCCAGACTGTTGTGTGCCTACTGTAATTGGTTGTACGTTAGGTGTAGGCAATACGAAAGCAGATTGATTCGTCGGCAACAACGCACTTAACCCAACAGGCTGTGCCGCTGTATAGGGTGACGTTGGACCACTCGGGACACTCGGGACACTCGGAGCTTCCGGAAAAGGCTCCTTAAACGTATCAATCACACACATGTTCTTTTCTTGATCATACTCATACCCTTCAGGGCAAACCTTTTGACCAGGAACCGTAGGCTGTCGTTTAATTGGCTCTTCAGGCTCCACTCCTGGGCCTCCAGGTACACCCTGATCCCCCTCCATGAAACCGCTCGTTGTGGGCTCGTTGTTTTCTCCGCCGTTGTTAAAGCCTATGGACGTATAGCTGCCATACTTGGGACCTTCTACCACCCCCTTATCGTTCAGTGACGTGGGAGGAGCAGTCTTTCCCCTGCCAAAGTAGTCAGTATTCTTTTTTGAACTGTTATATGCCGCCATGCCTATAGCAGGGAGTATACCCATACTCGGAACCATAGACGCAAGGCCTGTTGGCGCCAGTCCAGAGCCCAGAGGCGTTGCTCCAATAGAGTTCGAAATACTAGACGCAAAGTTCCCTTTTAGGCCCCCTGCGGCTTCTGCCTCTGCCGCGGTCACGAATCCGTCATTGTTTGTATCCGCAGCTCGACCACCAGACCTAGCAAAGCCAGCGCCCGCGATATCTATTCCGCCACCGTCCTTTTGGTCGTCCTTTTTGGATACGTTCTTGCCGTCCCAAGTCGTGTATCCCCACTTTCCATCAAAGTTGGTTGCGTTCGTGAGGTTAGCTGCAATCTGACTAGCAGATAAAGGACCGTCTTTACGATCTTGGTTTGCTTTTGACGCCGCTATCTCCCTCGCTGTGGACATTACAGATCTTGCAGTAGGAGGGGTGAACGTCCCCTGTGTCTTAGTCGTAGCCTTAGTCGTAGCCTTAGCCTTATTCTTATTCCTAGCATCAGCTGCAATCTTTTGCGCTATCGTCGGGGTAAGGGGAGCGACAGCGACAGTGCCGACAGTGTCGATCATCCCAGGGTCACCCGCCGCAATAGAATCAATGGTGGGCGTATCAGTGCTGACAGTGTCGATCATCCCAGGATCACCCGCCGCAATGGAATTAATGGCATCAATAGAAACGGATGGAGTGAGGGCAGAGATCATCCCAGGGTCACCCGCCGCAATAGAATCAATGGCGGTCGTATCAGGAGACGAAACAGGGGCTATCCCAGGATCGCCGTAAGATATCCCAGGATCAGGGCCCAATGACGCATCAGGACCTTCGCCTGGGCCAACACCAAGACCAACACCAATAGAACCAAGACCAACACCACTAACTCCAGAATCACCGCCATCGAACCCATCGTTTCCATAATCACCAAGACCTGGACCTTCTCCAAGTCCACCAACTCCACTAACTCCAGAATCAC